ACCCTCTTTTGTGGAAAGAATTAAAACGACTCCCTAAAGACTCCACTAACTTAGCCGACCTGCTTGATAGGTGGATTGTAGACGGGTCCCTTTCGCGCCGCTCTGCTTTGCTCAGCATTAAAGGCCTCTTTTTCCCGCCACTCTAAGTATTTCTTGTTAATCTCTTCTATCGTAAGCGTTGGCAATCCTTTCGGAGCACTGCGAGCACTCGATACTTGCATCTTTCCTAAAATGCTTTTCATCTCATTGACAAGCGCTATTTGCGACAGTAATTCTGTTTGTTGTTTTTGCTGTGCTAAAATTTGCTTTAATAATTCTTCCATTCTCTTTCCCTCCTTTTGGGTATAAAAATAGCACCTAGATTTACTAGATGCCAGATTTAGTATGTTTTATTCTGTTTCTTCAATAAGTTTTAACACTTCCGTTGATAACAATGTTGGCTCCTCTAATGCTGGAAATAAAGCCTGTATATCTTCTGGTGCATCAATAGAAGAATAAAATTCAATGCCTTTATCCAATAATGTTGTTAGTTTTTCTAAACTCTTTTCTACCTTTCCATCTTCTTCGCCATTTTTCAATGCTCCTAATTCTTTTTGTAAAACTTCTGATTGTTCTTTGAATACTGCACCTTTTAGTGCACGAAAAACCTCTAGCGTTTCTTCGCCCACCTCTTTCTTTAGCTTCATATCTTCTAATCGTTCCTCTTGCATTTTATAAGTGACTATATGCGACTTTATCACTACTGCTGAATCTATTAATTTTGCAAGCGTCTTTAATATATATGCCGTACCACCTATAACTGAAAATGTCAGCCAAATAGAACCTACATCCGTCCCCCTAAATTCAATAGTTTCATCACTATTAGTAAAATATGGGAACTGTGTGAATATAAAATTTATATCTTTTAAATAGCTTATGTATTCTTCTAAGTTTTCACACTTCGGCATTTTTATATCAATACCTAGCTTTTTTTCTTCATCATCTACTGATTCATACAAGTCTATTACTGTAATCATGCTATTTATTAATATTTGTATTTTCCCTATCACTGTTTCTTTTATACTGTGCTCAACTTCGGGTATTTTTGCATCTCTACATAGTGCAGGCATTGCTTCATACACCGCTCTTGCATCTTTTTTTAGGTAAGGGATAGATTGGAGTTCTTGTAATACTCTCAATATCTTTCCCCAGTTTTCAAAAGTATATGTGCGATTGTTTATTGTCTGCACTGCATTGTTTTCTAGTGTCTCTAAATTTCGCTTACAGATATAATATGCATTATATAGCTTCATAAACTCCTCCATGTTTGCTTTAATAATATACATTATATCTTGCTCCTTTCTATTTTTCAATCAAAACCATGATACTCCTTGTTTATCGCATAAAAATAACACCATATCGTTTGATAGGTGTTAATAGTTTTATTTATCAAAGATTGTTTGGTAGGCGCTGCCGTCTCCTACATCTCTTTTAGCCCAAAGGGCGCGTGGTTGCAGCGGAATTTACCACCTCAAACAATCTTCTTAATAGTTTTCTTTTATTAAGCTACTAAATCGTTTATTGCTAGTGCAATATCAATCTCACTTTTTATATACACCGCTCCAACTTCATAGTCGTTATACACATCAATATCTTTTCCATTCTCAACATAGGTTTGCACTGTAGAACCGTCAACATCAATCAAAATTTTCAATTTTTCTACATTTGGGAAAGCCTTTTCAATTCTTTCGCACACTTTTCTAAATTCCTCTATACTGTTTTCCGCATATACATTATAGTTAAACATCAATATCACCTCACAATCCAAACTCTTTATTCACATCTTCATTTGTCTTAGTCGCAGTCTCTAAAATATCCCTAACAGCATCTTCTCTTGATAGTTCTTTCCTGTTCATCTTGTCTTTAATCAATTCTTCAAATGTTTTCATTGGTCGTTTCTTTTCCAACCTCTCAACTGTTTCTTTATCAGACATTGCCAACCTCGCTTCACGTTTATACTGATTTCTAAATTTAAAAGCCTGTCTAGCCTGTTCTTCCAGTGTCTTAGTTGTGTCAATTTGATTGAATATATCCCCTACATTTGCATAATACCATTCTCTAATACTTTTATTATCATGCTTAGTTATTTTTGTTCCCACATAATCACCAATATTCTTTTTCTTTAGTATATCACCTTTGCTAGATTTTGCAACTCCATTTTGCTCGCTCAACCACTTCTCAAATTCTTCTCTATCCATATAAGCAGCAGTACTACACCTATCTTGTGGATGAATTGGTGGAGCATTCACACNTACCTGCATATCCTTTACATCAAATATTTGTCCGTCAANCCTTGCACAGGCATCACATACCTTAGAGTCTTCTGTTGAAATCCACTCATACTTATCATAACCATTCTCTATATATGACCTTTTCTGTGTCTCTGTCTGCACCCTTGCTAATTCTGTGCGCATTAGGCGTTCTGAGTTAGCTTTACTTACGCCAAACAACTTTCTAAGGTGCGTCGCCAATACTCTAGGGTTTCGTCCTTGAATAAGTCCTGTTTTTAGCAAGCCTGCCAGTTCATTCTTCAGCATATCCTGATGCATCCAAACCCTATCAGAAAATCTTGCATTATGAAACGATGCATTCACAATCGAATGTGCCAACTTTTGATTGTTTTGAATGCTCTTGCCTAATATCCCTGCTTGTCGTTCAAACTCTGTAAGCGTTCTATCCGTCAGAATCGTGTCATAATACTTCTGCAACTCGTCAAATCCTCTTACTAACTCTAACCCTATATTCGACTTCAACATTTCAAGGCGATTTATCTTCATCGTAGCATTATAAAGTCGCATTTCTTCATTAGCCACCTTGCCAAATGTACGATTCTTCACATATCGTTCTGCCTTACGGTTGTATGTGTCTATATCAAGCTGTGAGACTCGTTTCTTTGCATCAGCTAAAGTAATACCCTCTGATGTTGCATACTTGGCATAAAAGCCATTTATTTCTCTTTGAATGTTATCCATCATATTGTCGTAAATCTTATTTATCTCTTGTGTATACAATGTTTCATCTCGGATATTACGTTTCAACTGCTCTGTTTCACGCTTAGACCAGTATTCTTGACTCGTCATTTCTTTTCCTCTTGTTGAAACATTCGATTAGTTACAACATCATCAAGTATTTTATTTTCATTTTCTATTCTTTCAAGCTCTGTCTTCACATCTACAACACTACTTAGCACCCCTAGTTGTGTTTCATGCGATACAATGCCCTCAAGATTTTGTGCAATCTGAGATTCTTCTAGTAGATTCTTAGGAATATTTCTCGTAAACGTATACTCAATATCCCTGTAAGCGTCTTTACTCACCGTATTACTCGAAACACTACAAAACAATCTATAACGCCTTCTTAGACCTGATTGCATTTTCCTATCAAGAGTAAGCGCTAAATTACTCATAGCGTGCAACTTATACGCCAATGCCGTTCCAGATGCACTCCCATAACTTTCATCACTAATATTCGCCACCATACAAACTTGATAAATAAGAGTTTCCAACCTATTAAGCAAATTCTCTTGCGAACCATCCGCAGTTGGCTTTGTAAGAAATTGCACCAACGCTTCCTTCGCATTATCCGTATCCCAGATATTGATAAAGCGATTGTCTCGAATATTCTTGACATCCTCCACACCTAACTCCATGCCTATTATTGCAAGATATGCTTCCGCAAACGCATCAATATCATTCGCTTTTTCACCAATGGCATTATTATATGTTTCAACAAGTCCTGCTACTTCCTCAAAAATTCCCATACGTTCCTTATTAAGTACAATTTCCGTTAATGGCAAATGCGAATACGGATTGACACCTACACCAACCAGTTCCCTATCCGATAATTCGAATATTTCAGTTGCAGTAATCACCTCACCCGTCAAAGACACACCGTCCTCTTTATAGCCATAACGAACATCAAAAAAAGCACCCCCCTTAATCGTATCGTCATATACCTTAAAGGTGTGCTTTGGTGCAAGTGCTGCCAATCTCGTTTCAGTATCTTCATTTTGGTATGTATATTCATAACTGTGCCCATAAATGCAAGCCATTTTCGCTAATTCATATTCGTGATCCGGTGCATCATTGTTACG